TCAAGCATGTACTATCGCTTGTGTGTTTGAGGTTCCTGGTTTCTCTCTGGATCGTTTTTCCAGCCTGAACCCAGTATCTCTCGCATGGGAAGTGATTCCCTATTCCTTTGTTGTTGATTGGTTCCTGGACATCGGATCGTTCCTTAGATCCCTTGAGACTTCGTTGCTTTATGCGACGCGGTTTAAGTCCGGATACGTTTCGGAAATTTATCATGTGAACCAGTACTGCTATCGCGACGGCGTCGTGCATAAGAGTGGTTATGACGACGTCTGCGATGATAACAGAGCCTGGTATCATGCGACATCTTTCCAACGTTCCGTTCTTTCCGGTGCTCCCAGCCCACGTACTCCAGCGTTTCACGCCCAGCTGGGGTGGCAGAGATGGATTTCTGCCGGGGCATTAGTGCGACAGTTGTTGCACTAGTGTGTCACTCGTGAGGAATGTTTCCTTATGAGAATTTGAGCGTTGTTTTATTTTTCGCTCAGTTAAATGAGGTGACTCATGGCAGCCGTCAACGTAGTGCTTGCTGACGCACAGGCAACCCCTGTGAACCATACGTTTGTCCCCCGTGGTCCGGACCGCGAAGGCGTCTTCTGGTGGGAGGATCAGAGCCCAGCTTCACCGATCGGTTATTGGCGCATCAGCATGTTGCTGAAGCGCCCGACCCTCGGTGCTGCTGGCACTACCTCCAATCAGCGGACGTATCGCGCAGTTATCGGATTGCATGAGCCGACTCTTGAAAACGTGACTAACAACACGGTTTCTGGTATCGCTCCTGCGCCGACGGTATCATATGTTCCACGTGTTTTTGTGGAATTTGTGCTACCGGAACGGAGCTCCCTGCAGAACCGAAAGGATCTGCGGAAGATGGTCTATAATCTCCTCAACGAGACGCAGTTGGTCGCGTTGGCGGAGACCTTGATCACTCCGTACTAGCTGGAGGTGTTTAATGCGAAAGCCGAACAGTGATGTTATAGAGAAAGTTGTTCTTTCTCTGGCTGAACGTATTAATACACCTAGGTCACTATCAGTCTGGTTATGCTTTAAGCATGATCAACGAGCTCTTCTTGAGCTTCTTGCGACTGATACTGCAACCTGCAACACCGAGGAGTTCCAACTGAACTACTTCATAACCGAATACCTTTCAAAGTATAAGGGGTTGAAGAAGTCCGGTTTTGATCTCCACGGTGAAGCACTCAGAAAGTGGAAACTCTCTGAGGAGTCATGCCGACAGGTTAACATTCGATTCCGGGAGCAGTCGCTTCGACCTTTTTCCGGTCGCGTTGAAGCTGTGCTTTTCAGCACGCAACGTAAAATAGCTTCTGTTCTTGGATCGTTACGGTTACCTGTCGTCTTGGCCGATTGCAAGTGGGGACCGGGCGCTACCTTCGACCTTGGTCGAAAGGAAGCTACGCCCGATAAAAAGATTTCCCTCACTACTTCGGTAACTTTAGCTGCGTTGCCTTACTGGCGCGCTATTGTCCAGTCAGACCCTCATTGGGCTGCCTGCTACCTGGGCTCTCACCCAGAGGGCAGATACAGTCTTCTTCCGAACACGGTGCAAATCGTGCGAGGATCGAGGTTCTTGACTGTTCCGAAGTCCGCCAAAACCGATCGTTGCATCGCTGCAGAACCTACTGGAAATAGTTTTCTCCAGCAAGGTGTCCACAGCTACATGCGCCGTCGATTGAAGCGGTTTGGTGTCGATCTGGACGACCAGTCCATTAACCAACAGTATGCGCGTGTTGCGTATTCCTGCGGGTTATCCACGCTCGATTTGAGCGCGGCGTCCGACACCATCTCCAGAGAACTTGTGTACCATTTGCTACCGCTCGATTGGGCAGTATTCCTTGATTCTCTCCGATCACCAGAAACTTTGGTGGAAGGCGAGTGGATTCGGACTGAAAAGTTCGCATCCATGGGGAATGCTTTCTGTTTCGAGCTCGAAACTCTCATTTTCTGGGCGATTTGTTGCTCAGTTGTGGAGTCTCTTGGTAGCGTAGGCGTCGTGTCCGTCTATGGAGATGACATTATCGTTCCACGCGAGTCATTCGAGTTTGTTGTCGAATGTCTTAACGTGTGTGGTTTTACTGTGAACGCTAAGAAGTCTTTCAAAGATGGTTACTTCTTCGAGTCTTGTGGGAATCATTTCCACAGGTCCGTTGAAGTCACACCCGTCTACCAGAAGGAAGTTGTGAATCATCCTTCTGAGATTATACGTGCACACAACCGACTTGTTCGGTTGGCTGACCGGCTCCAGATTAACGATGGTAGTAATATCGTCGCTGGGGCACTCAAGGTATTGGCGAATGCCTATCCCCTGAGGCCATTCCCTCGCATCCCTTTTGGGGTTGCGGAGGATGGCGGTTTCTTGCGCCCTTTGAGTGAATTTCACTCAGATCCTAATCGTGGCTTTAGCTGCCACGTGTTGGATTTCAAGCCTCGGTACACTGAGGCACGTGAGGACGCAATGTACTCGTATAAACTGCGTCGTACTCTGGCCTCTAACCCTGGTTCTGTCCATGAAAATGGACGTGAACAGAAAGGTTATGTCGGAAATGCTACGCAGGGTACTTGGCGGTCACATCGACGCTGGATTCCTTTCTCTGCTTTATCTCCTGTTAAAGGGGTTGAAGTGGGGCCGGGGTACAGCGTTGATGGCATCTTTGAGCGTATCAAGTTGTCTTTTGGTATGCTCAGAGCTCTCAGACCGCCAGTGGGTAGCGATACCCACGGGTAATCTGTTTAGACCCTTCTCTCCCTTAATTGAGAGGGGTTGGGTCTAGTGAGGCCAGC